AAAGACCTTTTAATCCTATTTTAGGATCTGATGTGAATAGTTTATTATTTGATAATTTAGATCAAATCACTGCATCCAATATTCGTTCTCAGATCAAAGTTACTATCAACAATTTTGAACCTAGAGTTAAATTGAATGAAGTTGTAGTTAAGGCAAATTCAGATAGAAATGCCTTTGATGTCAAGATACAATATTACATTGTTGGTATTGATGCACAAGAACAAGAATTATCATTTGCATTAGAACCCACTAGGTAAATGCCTTTAGTTAACTTCAGCAACTTAGATTTTGATCAAATAAAGACTTCCATTAAGGACTACCTTCGTGCGAATTCTAACTTTACAGATTATGATTTTGAAGGATCTAATCTATCCACAATCATAGATATTTTAGCATATAATACCTACATCACTTCATATAATGCCAATATGGTATCTAATGAAGTGTTTATTGATGGCGCAACATTAAGAGAGAATGTTGTTTCTTTAGCAAGAAACATTGGATATGTGCCAAGATCAAGAAATGCTGCTAAAGCAAAAATATCATTTGCAGTAGACACATCAGGTACAACAGCAGTATCAGTTACTTTAAAGAAAGGTATTGTTTGTGTATCATCAAATAGATTTGCAAATGTGAATTTTGTATTTTCTATCCCAGAAGACATCACAATTCCTGTAGATAATAATAGCATTGCATTATTTGATGACATTGATGTATATGAAGGAACATATATTACACAAACATTTAATGTAAGTTCTAGAACGCCTAATCAAAAATATATTTTAACTAACAGTGGAATTGATACTGATTTGATTACAGTTTCTGTACGTGAATCATCCACTTCATCTATTGTAAGAACATTTAATCAATTTAATAGTCTTTATGATGTAACATCAACATCACCAGTTTATTTCATTCAAGAGATAGATAATGAAAGGTATGAATTATTATTTGGTGATGGAACATTTGGTATAAAATTAGAGGAACCAAATGTTGTAGAGGTTGGATATATTACATCTAGTGGTGAATCTGGTAATAATATAAGTCAATTTACTTTTGCTGGTCAATTAGTTGATAACAATAATTCACCAATTACATCAGGCATTAGTCTTATAGCAACTAATCAAAAATCATATGGTGGTGCTCCCATCGAGAGTGTTGAATCTGTTAAAAAGAACGCACCTCAAATTTATGCATCACAGAATCGTGCAGTGACAGCATCAGACTATGAGACCCTGATACCTAGAATTTATCCAGAAGCAGAATCTGTTTCTGCATTTGGTGGGGAAGAATTGTCACCACCGCAGTATGGAAAAGTATTCATCAGTGTAAAACCAGAAAATGGTGTTTATCTTTCATCATCTATTAAGGATGATATTAAAAACCTATTAAGAAAATATTCAGTTGCTGGCATTGTAAGTGAAATTGTTGATTTAAAATATCTTTATGTTGAAACTGATTCATTTGTTTATTATAATCAAAATAAAGCGCCATCTTCCAGTGTGGTCAGTTCATTAGTAACTAACAATATTATTCAATATGCTAACTCAACAGAGTTGAATAAGTTTGGTGCTAGATTTAAGTATAGTAAGTTTCAAAAAATTATTGATGATAGTCATATTTCAATTACATCTAACATCACCACTGTTCAGATGAGAAGAGATCTTGAAGCTTTGGTGGGAGGTTTTGCTGAATATGAAATTTGTTTTGGTAATAGATTTTATATTAAAAATCATGGACACAGCCCAGTGTCAAATGGAAACTTGATAGGATATAACATCAAATCATCAGCATTCAAAGTTAGTGGCATTTCTGATACTGTTTATTTTGGCGATACTCCAAATCCAGGTTTTCAAACTGGATCAATATTTTTATTCAAATTGAATTCTGATACTGAACCAGTGATTTTAAAACAAAATGTTGGTGTAATTGATTACATCAAGGGAGAGATTAAACTTAATCCAATTAAGGTCATTTCTACTAGCGTAAATAGAGGAGCACCTATTATTGAAATCTCTGCTGTTCCCTATTCAAATGATGTAATAGGTCTGCAAGATTTATATTTACAACTTGATACCAATAATGTTGTTGTAAGCACTGTATCAGATCAAATTGCTTCTGGTGATGATATCTCAGGCAGTAATTATATTGTAACATCAAGTTACTCTAATGGCAGCCTTGTTCGTGGAACACCCATAGTGAGTGATCAGCAGGCATCTGCATCATCTACTATATCATCAACAAACAATAGTGCTAGTTTATCTGCATCAAATACATACTCCTATTAATAAAAAATGGCAGTAGATAGAGTTAAGTTCCAAGATATAATTGAAAGTCAGGTTCCTTCATATGTTAAGGATGACTTTCCACTTCTTGTTGAGTTTTTAAAAGAATATTATGTTTCACAAGAATATCAAGGAGGAACATATGATCTGATTCAAAATCTAGATCAGTATTTAAAAGTTGATGAATTATATAATCTTAAGAACTCTACTGTTCTTAGTGGTGATATTTCTTTTGATGATACTACTATTAAAACATCTGCAGACTCAAACTTTACTGAGGGATTTCCAGAAAAAAATGGAATCATTCAAATTGACAATGAAATCATTACATATGAGTCAAAAACTGATACAACCTTTGAGGGGTGTGTAAGGGGTTTTAGCGGAATTACAACATATATTGGGACCAATACTCCAGATCAACTTGTATTTGAAGAAACTGAATCTGATTATCACAGTAATGGTGCGACTATCTATAATCTCAATGTAAGATTTTTACAAGAATTTTTTAAAAGAATCAAAGGGCAATTTGTTCCAGGATTCTCAGAAAGAACATTATATAACAATTTAGATCAACGTAATTTCATATTCAATTCAAATAGTTTTTATAATTCAAAGGGAACTGATCAATCATTTGAAATTCTTTTTAGAGCACTTTACGGAAAAGATGTAGAAGTAATCAAACCTAGTCAATTTTTGATAAAACCATCTGATGCTGACTATAGAATCACACAAGATTATGTTGTAGAATCTTATGTAGGTGATCCATTGGATCTCAAAAATCTCACCATTTATCAAGATTCTACTTCATCTAGAGGCACAGTAAGTAATGTTGAAAAAATAAATTATCCTGATGGGAATTTTTATCAAATCTCTATTGATTATGGGTATAGAAGAGATCAAGATGTTAGGGGTACAATTTATGGTTCATTTGAATCCAATCCTAAAACTAAGATTTTAAATGGTGTTAGTATTGGTGCAACTGTATTAGATGTAGACTCTACTATCAGCTTCCCTAACTCAGGATCTTTAAGTTTACTTGATGTTAATGGAGAAGAGAATATTCTCCTATACAACAGTAAAACATTAACGCAGTTTTTGGGAGTTACAACAACTACCTCTGCCTTTAATAAAGGCATTGATGTAAATTATGATTCTTTTGCTTATGGAACTGGTCCAAATGGAATAGTTAAAGTAAAGTTTACAGCAACTCTCACCAATTTAAAATTAGGATCTAAAACATATTTTTTCCAAAAGGACGACACAATTAATGTAAAATCATTAGGATTGGAAACTTCTAGTGATGTTTCAAAAAGATGGAAATATAATTTAAAAACAAATTATAATGTTGAAAACATTATTGTTATTGATACATCTCAGAAAACATATAACATTAAGACATATGATGAAAATATTGTTAACGTAGGATACAAGTTATCACTAACAAGCAATACGGGATTAATTAGAGACTGCTCTGTAATAAATGTATTATCAAAATATGAATTTGTTGCAGTATTATCTGATAACATCACAGCATCTCAATTAAACCTAAAATGGAAAATTGAAAATCAAATTCTTAAAGGATCATCCAATAGATATCCTGAGATGAATAATTATTATGCTAATATTTTGAACACATATGAAAAATTCAATGGTGATTTTATTATTGCTTCTAATTCTATCCCCAATTATGATTCAATACCAACAAACCCCTATAATAAAGTAATAAATTTTTCTGGATCATCTTCTGGTGATAATTTAGTTTTGGTTTCTTCTGGTGATCATGGTTTCTATACTGGAGATGCAATTTATTTTGAACCCAAAACCACAACTACAACTACTGTATCACCTAACGGAATTAAAAGTACAATTACATCTCAAAGCACTTTTGATAATGTTAGTGCAGGAGTTTATTATGTAGATAGAGTAAATTCCACAACAATTAAGATATCTAGAAGTAGAGCAGATATATTTAATAATAGATACATTACTCCTGTGGGCATTGTAACTGATAGTAAGTTCATTTATTATGACTACTACAATAAGGAACTCTCTCCTCAGAAAATATACAGAGAAATTTTACCAGTATCTAAAAAGAATGGAAATTATTTAACAGATCCAGGTTACACTGGAATATTGATTAATGGTGTTGAACTGCTAAACTATAAATCATATGATTCCATTTATTATGGAAGTATTGTGTCCATTGAAACTGATAATACTGGATCAGGTTATGATGTAGTCAATCCTCCAATTCTTAAAATTAATGATGATATTGGAGTTGGTGCTACAGGAATATGTGGAGTAGAAGGATCTCTA